GCAAGAGTCCGAATAACTCCGTTTATCTTGCCTCGTATTGATAGGGCTATCATGATATTATTACAAGTGTGCCAACCTACCAAATCTTATGCTCGAATTGTGGTAAAGACCACGCTTCTGGTCAGTTTCCTAACTGTTCCGCAAAACGAGAAACAGAGTGATTGGCTTCTTTGAAACTTACTTTGTCGCTTCCCAGAACAAAGAAAGCTAGACTCCACCAATCGGCTGTATCAAGACCTTTACTCTATTTCTATCTCCATTATACTCGAATCCGAATCAGATGTAAATAGCTAGTTCAATTATCTTGTGGATAACTTTACCCACTACTGATCTCCGTCAGGAACGCCCGGCGCGCCCGGTGCCCAGCTCAAAGCCATGACAATATCATCGGATATTGGGAATTTGCAGGAGCTTGGGAGTTTGCATCACCATCCCAGCAGCTGCACCAGGAACCACAGGACTGCAGCACCAGCTGCAATCTTCACTGTTCCCAGTAGTAAAATACCTATTAAATGCGCCATTTTCTTTCTCTTTCTCCCATCTCTTCAGGTTAATACATCTAATATAATACCTGTTTATGCGTCTGTCAAGACCCCGGGCTAAATAAATATCGCAGACTTCTGCCATTCTTCATCTCATCTCGGGAACTCCCGGCGCGCCCGGTGCGCCCAGCATCTGACACCCGGTATCCCTTATGGGATATAGGTTTTTTCACAGGAGTTTGGGAGTTTGTCCCGGGCCCTGCGGGCAGTTATCCACAGGTTGTCCACAACAAATGGTTATGGACAACCTATGGGAGTTTCGGAGTTTAATGCTCTTGTGGTCTAAATATGTCTTTTATTTGTTGACCGAATCCTCTCTCGAGTTCCTCGGCTTGTGATTCTGCTCGCTTTGCATTGCGTGTCATAACGGGAACAACCCCATCATAATGATTCGCAATTCTGTTTAACAATGTATTGTTTTCTTCTATGCCATCAGCTATTCTATTCAATGCTTGGGCTATAGTATCGTCGACTACCATATATACTCCATTTCTAATTCTTAATGAATTAACAGTATTATACCATTTTCTTATCCACAAAGCAAGACATCATTTGAACTATTTTCCTGATGCACAGGACTGGGCAGCTGCGCCCCGGTCCTTCCAGGAAGCCTGATGCGTCGGACATCTTGGGGATTTTGGCGGAACTCTGGGAGTTTCTCATCTCTCCGTGAGCTGCTAACCAGGATCCCGGGAACAGGCTGGTGAAATCCCTGTCCACTCGTTTTTGGTTTTTGGCTTCCACTATGGAGTTTCGGAGTTTGAACTTGACAGGGAACGCCCGGCGCGCCCGGTGCCCCAGCTCAGCGGTCCTTGGACCACGTTTAAGGTTTAGGGTTTTAGCCTGGAGTTTGGGAGTTTGAGAAAATCAAGGTCCTCGAGCCTTCCCTCGTATAACCCGGGCACTTGGTCCACGGTGCTATGCCCCAGTTGCTTTGTTTTACACCCGTGAAACAGTTTAACCTTGCCCCTGTGGGGGAGGTTAACAAGAATGTAGGAAGGTGCTCCTGCCAACGCATGGCGTGAATTCCAGGCAATTTGGAAGGGTGACAGTATTATTTTATCATTAGGCTGACATATCTTTAACTCAACAGTGAAGAATCCTGTAACATTGTGAAATATTATGCAATCTGGAAAACCTGGTGTAACATATGATTCAAGGCGTGAAACAACATAGTCACCACCGTCTAAACACGTCTTTAAATTCTTCCAGAAAGTTGTTTCTGGTTTTACGGTCATACTTAGTTCGATCCCTCACTATCTTCTGTTTGTACTTCGGTGATGTCCTTAATTCCCTCGCCACCGGATTTTTCTTCGACCGAAAGGATAGTTTTATTTCCTTCCCTTTTAAATTTTCCATCTAGTCCTAACTCCTTTAATTGTTTCAAAACGTCTTCACGGGACATAGAATCAATACTTCCTGTCCTGATTTCTTTGCGGTCAATGTACAGTCCTGCGGCTTGACCCCGCAACCGCTCAGCGTTAACAGCAGCACTGTAAGACTTCTCAGTAAGAGCTTTCTCACGCAGTCTTGCCAACTCCTGTACATGCTTGTTTAATTTAACCTCGTGTGTCTTTTCAATCTCAGCCCTACGCTTTATAATGGCATCCACGACTTTTGGATACCTTTTTCCGTTCAACAATACTGAAGCCGTAATGCTCGCCGATCCCTCAGCGTATCCAGCCTGTCTTGCGCATTCAGTTGGTGTCATCCTTCCCTCATTCTCAGTGAATATCTTGACAAACACCTGTTGCTTGTCAGTCAATCCACCCTCACGAATTGGGTGTCTTATGGCCCCTCCACTGCCAGGAACGCCTGGTCGTCCGTGCCCTTTTTTGACCACATTTGTGGCACCACTTGTGGCACCTCTTAATCGCTCATCTACCACGTATAACTCCCTGGTATAGTTATATTTTTACTCTTTTTATTTTCTAAAAAACAAAAAAGTGCCTTGCGTTGTCTAGAGTAGTGACACATAGGTGCCACATAATAACTCATTGATTTATATAGTTTAATCAACAATTGTGTCACTGTGGCACCACTTTTGATCCCGGTACGAAAATAAAAAAAACATTTGAGCAAATATATCACTATAGACGCCACATTACAAAATATAAATTGACCGATTTCTGCCATTCCCGAATCCTATCCACTTTCTGGCCGCCAACTGGTGGACATAACGGTGAACGTTCTCCTTGGAATTGAGTCCAACGAGCTGCTTGATCTCCTCGTATGAGGGTGAAAATCCGTTTTGGCGTATGTAGTCACGTATGGTGTCGTAAACCACTTTTTGCTTGGGTGTTATTCCCAGCTTGCTACTTTTTGTCTTCGAGTCCTTTTGCATCCGGATGGCTCCAATAATCTTTTCTAACATGTTGCATCATTTCGTTCCTACCCCATTCGTCAATGGCTTCCCTGGTTATGGACGCCTCTAGCGTTTGCTGCATTTCCCTTTCCTTCTCCGTCAACTGTATCCTTGCCGGTCCTTTTTTCTTGACATAGGTGTGGACCTTGGCCCACGTAATTATGTACTTGTCCGCCTTGGGCCGCACATATCCACGCTCGGGATCAAGTGCAGGGTACTTCGGCTCAGGCTGCGTGTCAAACTCTTTCTTGATGTATTCCTTCACTTCCTCGTCATTCTCAAACTGCCGGATCACCTTCTGTATGACCTTCTTGTTGTCCCACAGGTTAATTTCGTACGTCTGCATGTCCCACGCTCAAGTATTCAATTTTCCTTACCCAGCCACTGGGTATGGCCGTTACGCCACCGCCGCTGTTGTCGTCCTTGTCCTTGCACCACGAGCGCATGATCACGACCTTCTCGTCATTGTTCACCATCATCCAGCCAACCTCCATGCAGTTCGCGAGGGGTGCCTTGATGATGTCCTTGATGTCAAGCCACCCAGTCTCCGTGTCACGTGCGTCCACCCAGTGAATGCGGACCATTGGAATCGAATTGATGTCCATTTTAGTTGTTTCTTGAGTCCCATTTTGTCTGTGTGCTTGTGTAGGCTTTTTGAATATGCCTTTCATCAAACCCTTCCAGTGATTTAACACGTTTTCTCTCCTCCACGTCCTCCATCCATTCGTCTATGATTCCCAGAACCATGTGAATGGGAAGACCCTGTGCGTACATGCGGATCATTCCGAGCTTGTCAACAAGCCAGTGAAACGCCTCGTTGTTCTTTTCCGCCTCAATGAGAACGGCCTTAATTTCCTTTCTTGCCCTTTCTAATTCTTTCATTTCGTATCTTCACTCCTCTCTGGACAGCTTCCTGTTCTATTAAATGCATCATTTCCTGTCCCGGTCCACGGTGCATGCTCTCCCCCATGCGCACCAACGCGTCATAGTAGGGAATCTTTATCGCCACGCTCTTGTATCTTGTCGTGTCAACCACGCTTCTTCTTCCTTTTGAATTTTTTGTTCATTCGCTGCAGTATCCTGCCCATGAAATGCTTCCCGGTTCCTGGAGGACGGTTAATGCCGCCATTCATTTGTACATGCATGGTTCCTGCATTCTTGAATTCTTTTAAATATCCCTTTGACATTAGGCACCTCCCTCTTTTTCCATCATGGCAAGAGTGTGATTAACGGCGCCGTACCCACCTTCCTTGTCCTTTTTCATCCAGTTCATGCTCTTCTCTGAAATATTAAAATATATACGACCATTTCTTCTGAACCATTCAAACCCCATGTGGATGGCAGCGTTGATGAAAACGTCCGGCATGACATAGCAGTCTCGTTTGGCGTAGTCATAAAGTGCATGTGACATGTACTCCACCTGGTGTTTCAGTTCACCGGCACACCAACGGTAGTTGGGTGTTTTCCTTTTCTTCATGTGTTTAAGAAACAGGCATGAATCCTTGAATCCGTTATGCTCATTAATAAGTGGCTGTGTACTTGTGTGTAATGCAATTTTCATATTTCTTTCCTTTCTGCATTAACTTCAAATTTTTTAAGATATTCTTTAACGTTTTCAGGATTAAATAATACCCTACTCTGTCTGCTATCTCCCATTTTTACATGAGGAATTTCATTCAGCTTGCGATTAATCGTTGCAAGGCTGACCCCAAGCGATTTAGCTAAATCGTTTTTTGACATG